TTTTTAGATACTCCTATCGAGTTCTGCGTTGGCGCTGCAGTTATAAAGAAAAATTTAGTCTTAACCTTTGGCGTTCAAGATAACTGTGCCTTTGTTCTTGAAGTTCCTAAGAAGGTTGTTAATGGAATGATTACGGAGGCTATGTCTTATGGACGTTAAAGAGTTAGCCTTAAAATTGGCTGAAAATCCCTTTGATGTTGAAATTAATTTTAACTTGGCTACTGCTTATGAGGAACAATTACAATACGCATCTGCTGCTGGATTTTATTTAAGAGCGGCTGAATATGGATACAAAACACACCCACTAATTACATACACCTCTTTGTTAAAGATGGCTATGTGTTGGGGTGCTCAAGGTGATAGAAATAAAACTGTGTACAACAATATTATGCAGGCTATTGCTTATCTGCCAAATAGACCAGAGGCTTACTTTCTAGTATCTAGAATTAAAGAACGCAACAGAGAATATCAAGAGTGCTTTACCTATGCAGAGTTAGGTTTATTATTTGCAACTAATGCTTACAATCAACCGCTTCCAGGATACGTTGAATACAACGGCACATACTGCTTATTGTTTGAAAAGGCTGTTGCTGGATGGTGGATTGGGCGCAAAGATGAAAGCAAAACCTTGTTCCAGCATCTGCTAGATGATCATGTTATGACTGAAGAGTACGTAAATAGTTGCCTTAATAACTTAAAGTTGTTTATCTGATGTTTCCTAATTGGTTTAAAGATGTAGAGAAGTATTTTAGACATGTACCAAGTGTTCCACTTCGTACACTGCAGATAGGCACCTACACAGGAGACGCTACGGATTGGCTAGTTAATAACCGAGAGATTGAATACTTACATGATGTAGATACCTGGGAAGGTAGCGAAGAAGTTGCCCATGAATCTCTGGACTTTTCTTCAGTAGAGGCATACTACGACTCAAGATTTAAAGATATCAAGAGTATAGAGAAGTACAAGATGACCAGTGATCAGTTCTTTTTAACAAACACCAAGAGTTATAACTTCATATACATAGACGGGGATCACACCGCTCTACAGACCGCCATAGATGGCTTAAATGGCTTCAGGCACCTGGAATCAGGTGGGGTGATGGCATTTGATGATTACCTATGGAACTACGGCGGTAAGGAGTACCTAGAGCCTAAGAGAGGCGTTGATGCCGTCCTCAGTGTCTGTAAGGGTGAATATAACATCATTGAATCTGGCTATCAGGTATGGATTGAGAAGTGCTAGATAACGCCTGCTTTGAGGTCTTTCATACTGATACTGGAAATAGATTAAGAAATAAATCTTATGAGGGCATTTTAAATTCTATGTCTTTCTTACCTCGTCTTGGCTCTCCTACGATGTACCTAAATACCGCTGATAAGGCTGAAGCATTTATTAATCAAACACCTAAATTTAAGGTAAATACTGTTACCGATTTCTGTAAGCCAGGAGAGACCTTCCCGCCAAGTTCTGGAGTCATAGGAATTTGGGCAAGTAATTACTTGGCATATAAAAAGTTTTTAGAATCTAAATATGACACATTAATTATTTTTGAAGATGACATAGTAGTAAGTAAGAACTTTAAAAATATTGCAAGTATTTATATAAGTGAACTTATGCCTATCTGGGATTTCTTTTCATTTTTTGTTCCTGATGATTCTTTGTTTGCTTACAATTCTTCAGAGCACGATGTGTACCAAGACTACACCTGTCGTTCGTATCAACAGTGGTCATGTGCAGGATATGCTGTAAGCAGACGTGGTGCAGAAAAAGCAATAAATGATGTTGAATCTAAAGGAATTAATTGCCCTGTAGATTGGTATATCTTTAACTTTAGAATGAAACAAGAAGAAAACAAAATAAAGTTTAATACGTTTACGGTAAAACCGCAGATATATAAACCTATAAAGTTTTTACCAGGAGCAGCGCAGTACAGCCAGATACATAACGGTAGTACAGAACTTCTTTAGTTACATTCCGCCTAGCATTAATACATCTGCAACTGAGGCTGTTCCTGAAGGAGAAGTTCCTGCTGTACCTTGAGTACCTGTACCTACCGTACCTTGAGTACCCTGAGTTCCGTCAGTTCCTTGAGAACCTACAGTTCCCTGTGTACCTTGAGCGCCAGTTGTACCTTGAGTACCTAAAGTTCCTTGAGAACCGACAGTTCCTTGAGAACCTACAGTTCCCTGTGTACCTTGAGCGCCAGTTGTACCTTGGGCTCCAAGAGTTCCTTGAGATCCAACGGTACCTTGAGTACCTGTGTCACCTTTATCACCAGTACGAGCAAACGTAATTAATACGTCGTCAGAATTTGAAAGAGTTCCATTACCAGATACATAAGAACAGGCAACTGTAAACCAACCAGTATTGTCTGTAAGAGATGTAATGGTGTATAACTTAAATATGTTTGAGTTAAATTTCTGTGAGACACGGAAGTGACCCTTGATAGTTGATGATGAGTCATCAATTGTGTTTAAAAATGTTGATAAGTCTGTTGCAGCATCATTACTTGCATCTATGTACAAGGCTGTAGCAGATGCGAGAGTTGCATTATTAAAACGCAAATTTCCAGTACCTGGATCAGCATTAGTTGTGCTTGTAAGGAAAGTGTAATCAAAGGTAGCACCACCAAATGAACCTTCAGCACCTTGAGTACCTAGAGTTCCTTGTACACCCTGAGTACCTTGAGTACCTTGAGTTCCCTGTGTACCTTGAGTACCAAGAGTTCCTTGAACGCCTTGAGTACCTTGAGTTCCTTGAGTACCTTGGGCTCCTACAGTTCCTTGAGTACCAAGAGTTCCTTGGGTTCCCTGTGTGCCTTGAGCACCAAGAGTTCCTTGGGTTCCCTGTGAACCTACAGTTCCTTGTACACCTTGAGTACCTTGAGTTCCCTGAGTTCCTTGAGTTCCTTGAGATCCAACGGTACCTTGAACGCCTTGAAGACCACCATATGCAAGCGAGGTCCAGGCAGTAGAGCCATTACCAATTTTTAATTTTCCAGTGTCAGTCTCTGTTCCAACCTCACCAGCAGCAAGTGTTGGGTTATTTGAGGTCCATTGAGCCGCAGTACCACGACGTAATTTAATTGTTACTGACATTTATATTACTCCTCCACCATCATAGAAACTTGTATAGGAATCACTTCCGTTTAACTCATCTCCTCCATCTGCAATTGCAGTGTAAGAGTCTGATCCGTCAACTTCATCCCCACCCTCAATGATGTCAGCAGAAGCATTTGCAACAATTTCAAGCCACTGTACTCCATCAAACACATACACATTACGTGCATCTACATTGTAGTAAAGATCTCCAACGTACCTGCCGACAGGCTCAGTGTCTACGGCAAGTACATTAAGAGGTACTAAGGCTCTTCTACTCACGTATTAAGCCTTAACTACTACCCTGTAAGATTGAGTTGTAACTGGAGCCACTGCAAACCCGATTGTGACTGTAGCAGATGTTACATAAACAACATCTGTTACAACTTCGGCTTTAGTAGTGGTATCCCATACAGTAACCATAATGTCTGTAGTTCCAAGGCTGTGAGTTACTGTGAACTGTGTAGTTCCAGTTGCTCCAGCATCTGTGGAATCTCCAGTAATGGTTGTTGCGTAAGTTCCAAGTTGACCAGAAGTACCTTGAGCACCCACAGTTCCTTGAGATCCAAGAGTACCTTGAGTACCGAGAGTACCCTGAGTTCCTGTTGTACCTTGAGAACCTACTGTGCCTTGAGCACCCACGGTGCCTTGAGCACCTGTAGTACCTTGTACACCAGTAGCACCGTCTAGGTTGATTGACCATACAGCGTATGTTCCTGAACCTCGAACGTCATTGACGTTTACAACCAGTGTGTTAGTTCCTGATGTGTAACTTACTACAGTGGCAGACATGTTGTTGTTTACATCGTAAGCAACTACTACGTCTTGACCTACTGAGTATGAAAGATCTGCATCAGCCAGTACAAAACTTACGCCATTTGCTACCGCAATTGAACGTGATGTTGTAGAGGTTGTCTTATAGCGATCTGAATGTCCTTGAACACCTTGAGTTCCGTCAGTTCCTTGTGAACCAACAGTACCTTGAGTTCCTAGCGTTCCTTGGCTACCAACAGTACCTTGACTACCAACGGTTCCTTGTGATCCAACAGTGCCTTGGGCTCCAGTTGTACCTTGAGAACCTACTGTACCTTGGCTACCGACTGTTCCTTGAGAACCAACAGTTCCTTGTGTACCAGTTGTACCTTGGGCTCCAACGGTACCTTGCGAACCTACAGCACCTTGTGTACCAAGAGTTCCTTGTGCACCTTCAGTACCTTGGCTACCAAGAGTTCCTTGGCTACCGACAGTTCCTTGTGAACCGACTGCTCCCTGTGCACCAGTGGTTCCTTGTGAACCTAAAGTTCCCTGGCTACCGACTGTGCCTTGAGATCCAACTGTACCTTGAGTACCGACAGTACCTTGTGCACCAGTTGTACCTTGAGAACCGACATCACCAGTACGAGCAAACGTTACAAGAACATCACTAGTATCTGGGATATCTCCGCTACCTACAAGTGGAGTTACATCTAAGTTGTACCAGCCAGAGTTATCAACCATTGAGTTGATTGCCCAGAGGCCGAATACCGCAGTATTTCCTTTAACAGTTATTTTTACATGGCCCTTAATTGGTGATGTTGAATCATCAATAGTTTGTAGATAAGCAGCCATATCAAATGCATTAATATCATTTTGATCAATTGCAATGTGTGTTGATACTGAAGTATCAGCAGTATTGAATCTAATTTTTCCTGATCCTGGATCAGCCATTGTTGTACTAGATGCAGTTTCGTATTCAACAGTTACACCGCCAAAGTTACCTTCTTTACCTTGTACACCCTGAGAACCTAGAGTTCCCTGTGATCCGACAGTTCCTTGTGCGCCAACTGTACCTTGAGAACCTACTGCACCTTGAGTACCAAGAGTTCCTTGTGATCCTACA